CTTGTCAATTGTTATTTTGGAGTAATTTAATGACGAAAAAGAGAAATACAGAAGACCATTCAATGGTAAAATCACTCAATCCTCGTGACCCAGATACTAAGTATTTTGGTGAAGAACCATTGTTTGTAATTCAACCCGATTCAGACCTACGCCGTCTATCATTGATGAGTAGTTTTACTTGGTACAACAGATTCTATGGTAGAAAAGAAGCTAAAGAGTTAATGTCACAATACCTAGATTTTCATAAACGCACACAAGATGCTAAGGTGATGCGTAAAGTTGATGACAAGGAATTCTTATTGACACTATGCTGGTTAGCACGTATGAACTTACGTGGGTTAGAACTAAATGAGCAGGAAGCATTAACTTTGGAAAACGAAGTACAAAGATTGCTTAAGACAATTCATAAACCTGAAGTCAAAGAAGCAAGTGCAACAGGTGCACCTGTAGTTGAGGCACCATCAAGACCTAACATTCAGGATATATTGCGTGAAAAAGCACGTGATGCCGCAGGTGAACTTGAAGGTGTATTTGATGACTTTATTAAGAATGGTAAGGCTTCTGATAGAACAATGGATGTTGTTGCACGTTTCAATGTAATGCCGCAACATATTTCATTGATTGCTGATGCTTGGAAAAAGAAGCAAAACGAATTTGCAGAAGTGCAAGAGGGTAATGATAAGTTATTGGCTGAGGGTTATAGTAACCTGTCTAAAATTCAAATCAGAAACATTATCAAATATATTGAAAGTGTATTGTCTGACCTTAATGCTTATATTAGTGTTAAGAAAGCAAGCAAGGCTCCTAGGGCACGTAAAGCTGTGCCTGTTGAGAAAATTGTAGCTAAACTTAAGTATCTAAAAACATTCAAAGATACTGCAAGCAAACTTGACTTAGTGAGTATTAGTCCTATCAAACTACATGGTGCAAGTGAAGCATGGGTATATGATACGGCAAAGCGTAAACTACATCATTATATTGCCGATGAATATTCAAAGGCATTTACTGTTAAAGGTAGTACATTGCTAGGTTTTGATACAGCACAAAGCGAAGTTAAAACATTACGTAAGCCGGCGGAACAACTTAAAGAAGTTATGGGTAGCAAGCCCGCGGCACGTAAGTATTTTAAAGACATTAAAGCAGTCGCTACGACACCCAATGGTCGCTTTAATGAGGACATGATTATTCTACGAAGTTTTTGATGCTAAGTAGGTTAATTTCATTTGGATGTTCATTCACGTACGGACACGGACTATCTGATTGCTGTTTAGAAAATCTTCAACCTGGCCCTAATCCTAGTAAACAATCCTATCCTGGATTATTAGAAAAAGAATTCAATATCCCTTCAATAAATAAAGGTAAACCAGGTTGTTCTAACTTATATATTACACATGAGATTTTAAATTATCAGTTCCAAGAAGGTGATTTTGTTATAGTACAGTGGACAAGTTTTTTAAGATCCACACTTTTTTTAAAAGATCGTGAGTTGCAAATTGGACCGTGGATCAAAGAAGATTATTGCAAACAATATTACACTCTAGTAGATAACGAGCATTTACTAATAGAGACAACGAGAAATGTTCATCATATTGAAATGTATCTGCTTAGTAAGGGAATACCTTTTATTTTTATTACAAATACAAAACTACCCCCAAGTGAAAAAGTGGGTTGGAAAATAAACACTCCTATAATAAGTTTTCAAAAACCCTACCTAGACTTAGCACTAGATAATCTACATCCAGGACCGAAAACACACAACCACGTAGCGAATCATTTATCAACTTTAATAAAGGAAAAATATGACACAAAAAATTGATTTAAACAAATATAAAGATTTTGTAGAAGCTGTAACCAGCAAAGCAAGTAATGACTTGACTACATTTATGAACCGATGTGATGAACTTGATGGCAACGATGGGGGACCTAGTATTAATGTACCATTGCTATTAACAGCTTGCCTAGGATTAGCGGCCGAAAGTGGCGAATTTGTCGAAGTGCCCAAGAAGATGTTTTTTCAGGGTAAACCACTTACTGATGCAGAGGTGTTTCATTTGAAACGTGAACTCGGCGATGTTATGTGGTACTGGATTAATGCTTGCCGTGCATTGAATCTTGATCCAAATGACGTTATCGATGAAAACGTTCGTAAGTTAGAAAGTCGCTATCCCGGCGGCAGTTTTGATGCACATTATAGCGAAAATAGAAAAGCCGGGGATTTGTAATAGCCGATGTTACCTGATAAATACTATTATTAGGTAACACATATGGCAACATACCCAACAGCAAATCCTCTTTCTACACCCGCAGGTCTAACGTTAGACCAATTGAAAGAGGGCCTTTTCGCTAATCTAGCTTATCGTTTAGGTAGTGGCATTATTGATATTGAGTTAGATCCTCAACACTATGAAGCTGCCTATAACTATGCAATTAAAGTATATCGTCAACGAGCACAAAATGCTACTGCCGAGTCATATACACTAATGACAATTGAAAAGAACATTGACACATATACACTACCGCAAGAGTTTATCAATGTTCGTAGTATTTTCCGTAGAACAGTTGGTTTAGAAACAGGCCCAGGATCCAGTTCGTTTGATCCATTCAGTAGTGCTATTCTAAACACATATCTATTAAACTACAACGTTGCAGGCGGTTTAGCAACATATGATTTCTATGCAGGTTATGTTGAATTAGCCGCACGAATGTTTGGTGGATACGTTACATATACATTTGATCCGGTTACAAAAACATTGCGTATTGTTCGTGATCCAAAAGGCACAGGTGAACGTGTATTGATTTGGGCAGATGTACAACGCCCAGAAGAAGTATTATTACAAGATCCGGGTTCTGGTGTTTGGATTGGTGACTTTATTTTAGCTAATCTTAAGTTGATTATCGGGGAAGCACGTGAGAAGTTTGGCACTATTGCAGGTCCAGGTGGCGGAACATCACTAAACGGTTCAGCCATGAAAGCTGAAGGTAAGGCTGCAGTGGAACAATTAATTGACGAATTGAAACGCTACGTAGATTACAGTCAACCACTAACTTGGGTACAAGGTTAAAATAATCTCTTTACTTTATCTTACTCCTGTAGTATAATAATTATACTACGGGAGTTTTTTATGATTATTGGAGTAACAGGATTAATTGGTAGTGGCAAAGATACAATTGCTGACTATCTTTGTACATTTCATGGATTTAAACGTGTTAGTTTTGCGGCATCATTAAAAGATGCAGTAGCCTCAGTCTTTGGTTGGAACAGAGAATACTTAGAAGGTTCAACTAAAACAAGTAGAGCTTGGCGTGAGCAACGTGACGAATGGTGGAGTGAAAGATTAGGTATGGAAATCACCCCTAGATGGGTATTGCAATATTGGGGAACAGAAGTTTGCCGTAATAATTTTCACAAAGATATATGGGTAGCTAGCGTAGAGAACAAGTTACGACAGACTAGTGATAACATTGTGATTACTGATTGTCGTTTTGCTAATGAAGTTAATTCTATCAAAACTGTAGGTGGAATTACAATGCGTGTTAGCCGAGGTGAACGTCCAGTATGGTATAGTGCCGCAGTTGATTATAATAATGAACCTGAAAATAGTGAACAACGTCAAAAAGCTATGGTAGAATTAGCAAATTACAGTGTTCATGCCAGTGAGTATTCTAGTATTGGATTATTGTATGACCATTATATTGATAACAACGGCACAATTGACGATTTACATAAGCAAGTCAACTCAGTAGTCAATTTGTAAATCACCACGTTTCCAGTTGACTTCTTTCTTTTTAACAACCTCAACACAATTTAAACAAATGCTACGTAAATTATATTGAGCAATATTTTCTAAGTCTCCGTCAATATGAAAGACTGTGATTTGTGAGGGGAATAAACTTTTAAATCCACATAAATCACATGTAGATTTTTTCTTATATCCACTCTTGGTCCAGTTTGCTTTTCTGGGCTTTTCTTTATTCTTCTTTCTACCGCACTCATCACATGTACTACGATAATGAGTGACTCCTGCACGGGTATAATTGATAGCTTTGTAATTTTTATTACATTGAGTACATATAGGTCTTAATAGTGCCATAATGTATTTATGTTTAGAACCTTCGAAGGCACACTAAATCGGCTTTTTTGTGTGTATTCGATAAATAATAGTATGCAATTTAGGTAGTAAACCTCATAATTTTACATAAAGGAAAAATAAAATGGCATTAACATCTCCAGGCGTAGAAGTAACGATTATCGATCAAAGTCAGTATCTTCCAGCCCCAACAAACTCAGTTCCGCTAGTTGTAGTAGCAACAGCACAAAACAAAGCCGATGCATCCGGTACCGGAGTAGCTGCCGCTACAACGGTAGCTAACGCAGGTAAATTATATCAAGTAACAAGTCAACGTGATTTGGTAAACTTATATGGTACACCGTTCTTCTATACAACGTCAACTGGTACGCCAATTCAAGGTTATGAATTAAATGAATATGGTTTATTAGCTGCCTACAGTCTCTTAGGTGTAACAAATCGTTGTTATGTTCTACGTGCTGACATTAACTTAGCTAGCTTAGTTGGCTTAACAAGTCGCCCATCCGGTGATCCTGATAACGGAGCATATTGGTTAGACACTACAACAAGCACATGGGGTATATATGAATTTAATGCCTCAACTGGTCAATTTACATTACAAAATCCAATCGTTATCAGTGATGCAACTAATATAAGCGGTGGATTCCCATTAAACAGTATTGGTAATATTGGTCAATATGCGATTAACGCTATCATGCCTAGCAATACTAATCCAACAGATGCTAGTCAGTATTTTTATAAAACTACAGCAAATGAATGGGTAGTATTAGGTTCAACTGACTGGGGAGGCAGTATTCCAACAGTACAGGGCACAAACTCTAATCCTACTCTAAGTAATGGATCTTTTACAATTAGTATAAATGGTTTGTCATCAGTAACTGCTACAATTACAGTTGCTAGCACTGACACAGTTGCAGATGTAGCTACTGCAATCAATGATCTAAACTGGGGTTATGTATCCGCACAAGTAGATAGTTCAGATAAACTACAAATTTTATTCTCATTCCCTTTGATAAATCAAAACTACCTAGTTCTTGCATCTTCAGGTAGCGTACTCGGTGAATTAGGAATTGTGAGTCCTAGCACCGGTATTACAACAGCATCAATGACTTTTTATCAACCTGGATTAGTGTTTGCTTCATCTTCACAGATGCCATTATGGACAGCAAGTCAAACAACACCTTACCCAACAGGATCTGTATGGGTTAAAGTTGGTACTTCAAACAACAGTTTAGATCCATTAGTATCTAAATATAATTCAGTAACAAGAAATTGGTCTGCACAAAATGTAATCCAAAGTACATCTGATTGGGCTGTTAATGCTACATTAGATTCGACTGGTGGCCAGGCAATACCAGCAGGTACATTGTATGCACAATATTCATTTGATCCAGTTACTACTAACCTATATACTAGATATAATCAAGGTCCTATATACTTATGGGAAAGAAGTGCAACAGGTCCAACCGTTGCAACAGGTACAGAAACTAATTGGAGCTTAACTGGTCTTGCAGCCGCCGCAAACTTAACAGTTAGTGTAAGCATACCTAATTCAACATCGTTAAGTGCAAATTATACAGTTGGACCATTTGTAAATGGTGATGGCCCAGACGATTTTGTATCGTATTGGCAAGCCGCAAATATTCCATACACAACATGTGCAGTAACAACTGACGGTGCTATACAACTCACGCACACTGAAGGTGGTGATATAAGGCTTTATGATTATTATACTAACATTGCTGTATCTAATAATGGCACTAGTAGTGGTATCTTAGAGCAAACTGGTTTTGTAATAGATGATACTCCAAACGTAAAGTCCGGATCAATACTAGCCTTTACTTTTCAAGCAACAGATTCTGCTGGATCAGGACCTAGTGCATTGTCTATTAATATAACATTAAGGACAAATCAATATGTAGCTCCAACTATTGCTAATGGTGGCAGTGGTTATGCAGTCGGAGATCAAGTTACATTTTTAGGTACATCACTAGGTGGTGTTACACCTGCAAATGATTTAGTTGTAACAGTTACCGCTATTAGTGGTGGTGGTGCAACTGGCCCTGTAACGGCCGTAGCATATGGTTCTGGTGTTGGCTCACCTAAA